AGCAGAAGGACAAGAAACTCCTGAGCCTGAGCCTGAGCCAGTAGAAGAAGAGGTTGAGGTTGAAGATAAAGAAGAAGAGGTAGTAGAAAATACTTACTCTCCTAGAGATACAGCTTTACAAAATAAAGTAAAAGAGCACAACGAAAAATATACTGACAAAACTAAGAAGGCGACTTTAGGTATGTTAAAGAAAGTATATGATAGAGGAATTGGGGCATACAGAACTAATCCACAAAGTGTAAGACCATCAGTTAAGAGTCCAGAGCAATGGGCTATGGCAAGAGTAAATAGTTTCTTACGAGCATTGGGTAGTGGAAGATTCGGTGGTGGTAAACATGATACAGATTTATTCCCATCAGGACATCCTTTAAAAAGCGACCAAAAAGATAATGCAATATCAGATATAGATTTTAGACCTACAGATGGTATGAAAGATGAAGCAGAAAGAGGACTAGCTTGGAGAAAAGAATTTAAAAGAGGTGGTACTCTCGTTGGCGTAGCTAGAGCAAATCAAATTATTAGGAAAGAGAACTTATCACCAAGTACAGTAAAAAGAATGTTCTCCTTCTTTAGTAGACATGAAGTGGATAAGCAAGGCAAAGGATTTCATAAAGGTGAAGACGGGTATCCTTCAGCAGGAAGAATTGCTTGGGCACTATGGGGTGGCGATGCAGGATTTAGTTGGAGTAGAAAGAAACGTGACCAGATAGAAAGAGAATCTAAGAACTCACAACTGTATTCTATAGTAGATGAACAAAGAGAATATTTAAAAGAATTTATAACTAAGAAGTTTGGCAAAGATGAATTAACAATTAAGTTTGTTAAGTCTGGAATAGATTTAAAAAAGAAACAAGCTATCAAAGATGAAATAAAAAACAAAATAGACAATATAGAAGATAGTCAATCTGCTTTGATTGACATACAAGTTGAAACTTATTTCGACCAACACTTGTCTACTGTGTATATTCATTTGATTGATTCTATTACTAATAAACAACAAATTGAAACAATATTAAGTGGTATAGATGAGATATATGAAAGCGATTACATAGAAAATTTAGAAAATCTTATGGAGTAACATGACAACAATATCATCTGTTCAATCAGCTACACCTTCTTCAGTTACTTCACAATATATAGAAAAAAATTTTAATGCAGAGTTTAGGTGTTTACAATGTGGCAAATTACTGGCAAAATACAATAATGAGCAAAGTTTTTCTTTGCAAGTTAAATGTCCGAGATGTCGGACTTTAGAAGTGATGTGATATGCCTTATCCGAATGAACACGCAGCACGAATCAAACCCCCAAAAGGGTATGATAAATTTAGAAGGCAGCGAATGACGGATGGTGTAGATGCTATTTATGGAATCAAGGCTGATGGTAAGTCAGAAGTTCAGTCTCTTAGATTCGATAAAACGAAGTTCACCGAAACTCAAGCAAAGCAATGGCTTAAAAAAAATAATTTTAAGTCAATATTATTTGAGCCTAGTTCAGGCGAGGAGAGGAAGATGGCTATGAGCCCAGAAGATTTAAACGATATGCAGGTATCACCTACGATACCACCAAGAGATAGGGAGATGTATGCAATGAAAGATGTCTACACTACTGCCGAGAAAGCTGAAGCAAGAGCTAAAGAAATGGGTGGTGAAGGTAGTCATGAGCATGAGCATATGGTTGATGATAAAAAAATAACTTTATATATGCCTTTCCCGTCTCACGATGAGTACCTTAAAGCAGTTGAAGAAATGGAAGAAGAAACAACTGATGACATGGGTATGAAGAAAGAAGAAGAAGTCAAAGATAAAGTTACTGCTGATGATGTTCACATTGAGAAACCTTTTACACAATTAGAATGTGATTGTGACGAAGGCAAAGCAAAATGTGACTGTGAAAAAACAGAAACATTAGCTAACGAATATTCTTTGGAACAAACATTTAATATCAATGGTATAGAAATTTTTTCTGAAGGAGAATGGAATGGAGACATATACAAACAAGATGATTTAGAAAAAATGGTTTCTAGCTTTGGTAAGACAGGTTTTGAACCACCTGTAAAAATAGGTCATAACGAAGAACAGCCTGAGTTAAAAGATGGTGCACCTGCTCTTGGTTATATTGACAAAATTTATATTGAAGGTAAAAAACTTCTCGCTGATTTTAAAGAGCTTCCTAAAAAAGTTTATGAAGCAATGAAGCGTGGAAATTACAAAAGAGTTAGTTCTGAAATTTATTGGAACTACGCAAAAGATGGCAAGGTATTCGATAGGGTACTGAAAGCTGTTGCACTACTCGGAGCAGAAGTCCCTGCTGTTACAAACTTAGAATCAATAACAGGTTTGTATAGCAAAGACAACTCCGAACTAAAAATCTATGATAAGGGGGTTGATATAGTGGATAACGAACAAAAAGACTATTCAATCGAGGTAGCCCAGCTAAAAGAGGAACTTGATAAAGTTAATCAAGAAAAAGCTGAAGCTATCCAACAACTAAAAGAGAAAGATGATGTCATAAAATCTGATGCTATTACTTCTTACATGAAAGAATTAAAAGCTGATGGTAAAGTCCTACCTGTCTTTGAAAAAGAACTTGTAGCTTTAATGTCACATTCTTCTGATGAAAAAGTTTTCAAATATTCTGAAGACGATACAGAGGTTGAACTATCACAGTTTGAACTTTGTAAAAAAATATTTTCATCTATCCCTTCCCTTATAGAGTTTTCTGAACTATCAGAAGCAGCAGATATCCCTGAAGATTATTCAAATGCTGGTGTAGAAGCTGATAGAAGAGCTAAACTTTATATGGAAAATGGAAAAGCTGACAATTATAGAGATGCCCTATATGCTGTTCTAGCTAAAGATGAAGAGCTTAAAGAAAAATACGAAAAGGAAGGTAAATAAAAATGGCAAATCGTACATATTTAACTATGGTTGCAGCAGAAGACTTATCTGATATGCAATACAAAATACTTAATGTTCATGGTGAAAACACAGTAAAACTTAGAGTAGCTGCTGGAGCAGGTGTTCTTGGTGTACTTGACAACAAGCCTAAAAACGGAGAAAACGCAACAGTAGTAGTTGCTGGTTTAACACGTTGTATGGCTGGTGGTACAGTAGCAGCAGGAAGCTGGATTTCTGTTACTGCTTCTGGTACAGGTTTAGCTGCAACATCTGGACAATATATCTTAGGTAAATCTATTACTGGAGTAGCAAGTGGAGCTTATTTCCAACTTCTAGTTCAACATAATGGTTACAGAGGGTAAAAAAATTAATTTAAAGGAGACACAATCATGTCAATAACAGCAAGAGACGTTCACATTGATGCACCCTTAACAAACCTCGTTGTTGGCTTCGAGCCACAAGGGTTTATTGTTCAGGATATTTTTCCATTGGTGAACGTAAACAAACAAAGTGACGTATACTTTAAATACGATAAAGGGGACTTCTTTAGAATCCCATCTACTACAGCTAGAGCTCCTAAAACAAAAGGTAGAACAGTAACATACAATGTTTCATCTGAAACATACTATGCTTCTAACTACGCTTTAGTAGAAGAAATTGACTATGAAACAATAGTTAATGCTGACGACCCACTAAAGATTAAAGAAAAGTCTGCAAGAAATTGTGCTAATCTTTTACATTTAGATTGGGAAAACAGAGTAGCAAACCAACTTACAACAGGTTCTAACTTAGGCTCACACGCAGCAGTTGCATCTCTCTGGTCTTCATCAACAGCAGGAACATCCGACCCATTCGGAGATATCGCTACTGGTAAAGAAGCAGTAAGAAGCACTACAGGTTTAGACCCTAACGTAATTATCTTTGGTAGAGAAGTGTATAACGCACTTATTAGACACGCAGACATTCTTGACAGAATCAAGTATGTTCAAAAAGGTGTTGTTACTAAAGATTTACTTGCTGCACTATTCGATGTAGACGAAGTTCTTATCGGAAACGCAGTTAAAAATTCTGGTGCTGAAAATTCAGCAGATAGTTTTTCAAGTGTATGGGCTGACAATACAGTCATCATGCACAAAGCACAGCCATCAACTGATGGTAGAGACCCTTCATTAGGTTACCATTTCAGATGGACTAACCCATTACTAGGTGCTCCAATGGCAGTTGAATCTTGGGAAGACCCTGACCACGCTATGTTTAGCAACGTCAGAGTATCTTATTATCAAGATGAGAAAATCGTAGCTCCTGAGCTTGGTTATCTTTGGACTGGATGTGTTTAACATCTAGCACGAGGGGGGTGGGCAACTGTCCCCCTTTCCCATAGAACATGGGTTAAAAGTTCAAATATCAAAAAGCGAGGTATTTGAAATGACAAACTTAACAACATCTTCTTCTCTCAGAATGTATCAAAAGTCATTGCTAAGAAAAAGAATTATTAGAGTTCTTTCTTATTTGCAATTAATTAGACAATAGTCTTTTAAAAAAATTGATAATATTTAACGTAGTATTTAGGGCGAATATCCACACTAAGCGTATTCGCCTATGAATGGTTCTGACTTAGACCTTGTTACTATTTTCAACCATTTTAGATAATCATCATTGGTCTCAAACCTAGCAACAACTTCTTTACCATCTGACTTGGTTGCGTCTCTGGCTATATTAATAAAAGTTCTATATTCTAAGCCTAAGCCCAAAGTATGTAAAGCTTCTGAATAAAAACTTAATCCTTCATCAAGATAGAAAATTTTAGGGTCTCCTTCTTCACAGTTAAGAAACTCATCTCTAAATTCTTTGACAGCTTTTTGTAAATAAGATTGTGCTTGAGGTGTAACAGTACCACGCTGTTCCATTTCGTATCTAGCTAGATGAACCCAATCTCTAATCATTAAAAACTTTCCTAAGTTTCTTTCTGGATTAAGTTCCCTGTCTTTTAGCATTAAATCTATGTTTCTTCTAAACCTAGCCTTCCTACCAATTTCCGTAAAATAACCATCGTGGGCAATATCAACGTCAGAAAGAATAGAACTAGCACCAACGCCATCATTAATTTTAAACTCTGGATGTTCATGAACGTAACCGAAAAACTTAATTCCTAAA